GAAAGCGTAGATAACGCTTCTGATCTAGACATAGCAGAGAAACGAGCATAAGTCATAGTATTGAACTTGATAGGATTATCTTGTTCAGCTAGACTTAATACAATACAACAAACTCCTTTTCGCATCATTCAAATATAATATAAGTTGTCAAATTTGTCAATTATACTTTTTCAAAGAATCCAAAGCTATTTAACCTTGTTGTGCCGTGGAACTTATACTTGATAGTAAAACTTTCTGGTTCAATAATAGACAAGAATTTTTTACCTTCTTCTGTTTCATACAAATAATAATCTTGACCTATAATACATTCTATTCTGCACTCAAAACTATCAACAAAACTATTCCATTCGTGAAGTGAAACCAACGCATCATATTCTGTCTTAATTTCTTCTAATCGAGTTTCTATTTTTTTATTTAGATTTAAATGTCTAACTTGTTGTAGCTTACCGAGATCAGCAAGTTCAATTTTTGGAGCAGAGTATTCGGCTATGTATGAAGAACTTGCACGATTTTCTAAAACTCTTTTTTGGTCTGTCATCTGTAAATATATGTAGATGAACCATTATGGTTTTTTAATTCTTTTTTAATCAACGACTTATCTCTTTCGTCTGACCAGTTTATACTATCAAAGTTTTCTTTAAACCTATTAGAGAAACAATTTCTTGCTTTATCACCTTTTCCAGCACCATTATTTGAACTTTTTTCGTTCATATATTTGGCTTTTTTCTGTTAGCAAATATGACTATATTTGGAAATATCGCGTTAGCAAATATAAGTATATATTTGGCTAAATCTCGTTAGCAAATATTACTTTTTAAAATCGCCAAGATCACGATCAAAAGAAAACTTTCCAGGTTTTTCTACAAGACCTTCGTAGGTTTCTTCTGTGCATCCAGCCATCTCTGTAAATGGTGCTACTACTGCAAAAATTCCAAATGCACCAATTGTTGCTGCGGTTGAGATTGGGCGAACAAATACAAGGTCTCCAGCGGCTAGAAAACCATCTGCTACTGGAGTAGATTCATTTTGAGAACCAGTATCAGATAAGCCTAGAGAGGCAGAGAATAGTGATATTAATGCTAGTGTTTTAATTTTATTCATATTAATATATTATATGTTTATATTGAGGTTTTGTCAACTATATTTGGCATTTTCTTGTTAGCAAATAAGGGTAGCGAAATTGGAAAATTAAGTACTAAAAAAGAAACTAATCGGAACGAGTAGGATTCGAACCTACGGATGGGGTTAACCATCGGAAGATTAGTAGGCTTCTGCTTTAGACCTCTCAGCCATCGTTCCAAAATATCTTGTTTTTCTACCCTTACCTTTATTCTTTCCTTTGAATGTTGGCAATAACGAATCACAATTATTACAAATAACTCTAAAATTTGTTATATCAATATTTTGTGAATTTCCATCAATATGATCGCATACCAATGGTATTCTTTGATTTTGCCACTCACTCAAACTACAGATCATGCATTTATGACCATATTTATATATTAAATATTGTTTAACTGTTCTTCGAATTACTACCTCACAAAATTGTTTATATTCGCCAGAATTTATTTGAGATAAAATTCGATTTAAAGTTTGTTCTGGAAATTTTTTATTTTTATTCCAACCAGTAGATCCTTTTTTTCTTCCAGCTTTAGGGGATCTTATTCTTCTAACTCTATCTTTATTCTTTAAACAAGATTGCATATGTGAAGCCAATGACCCTTTGTTTAAAATTAGTCTTTTGCAAAATTTACAATTATCACTTTTATATTTCATGACCTCTGCCTAGCTAGGATTTGAACCTAGAACCACTTCCTTAACAGGGAAACACTCTACCATTGAGTTACTAGGCAAAAAATTAATTATTATTCTCTGCAACTTCATTTACATGATCTTTTATTAAATTATATATTCTTACTTCTTCTTTATTAGCTTTTCTTTCTACTCTAGATAGATCATTGAATTTGTATTCTTTTAATTGATGATGCTTAAAGTGGTATACTGGTTTATTTGAATAAAGTTCATTAGTAAATCTGATGTATCTAAATGGTAATAGTTCTCCTCTAATTTTATAAAGAGTTCCTAGTACTGGCTGCTCTTTTTCTTCTTCAAATACTCCATCAATAAAGTCTAGAATTTTTTTTAACATTTTTCTTTTTCCTTTTAGGTTTAACATGTTTCCAAATTTTTCCTTCGCTATCTAAATCTACGCTCCATAGCATTACTTTATTATAAATTTTAAATCCATATCCATTCCCATAAAACATAAATGTTCTGCTTATAACATCACCTATAATATATAAAATATACGACAATACTAATCTCATATTAATATATTATATAAATTTTATAATAAAGTCAATATAATATGTTATGAAAATAGGTTTTAATTGTAGTAGTTTCGATTTGCTTCATGCAGGTCATGTAACAATGCTTAAAATGGAAAAAGATTTATGTGATTATTTAAAGGTGGCGCTCCAAGTAGATCCAACAATTGATAGACCAGGAATTAAAAATAAACCAATTCAAAGCATATATGAAAGATATGTTCAATTACAAGCCTGCAAGTATGTAGATGAGATATTAGTATATAGCACAGAATTTGATCTACTTCAATTAATAATGACCCAAAAAATAGATATAAGATTTTTAAGTGAAGAATATTTAAATAGAGATTTTACTGGAAAAGAATATTGCATTAAAAATGAAATTGAACTTCACTATCATAAACGTGGTCATATTTATTCTTCTAGTGAATTAAGAAAAAGAACAGCAGATTTAGAAAAAATGAAAAATGATCAAAATCTTATAGAAATTCCACAACATTCTCCAGTTTTGATTAAGCCAGAATAGCACAGCGGTAGTGCAACGGTTTTGTAAACCGTAGGTCATCGGTTCGAATCCGATTTCTGGCTCTTATCTTCGTTTTTTAGGAACAAAATATACTATTGCTTCATCACCATATACTTGAAAGGATTTTAATTTATAGTTTTTATTTTCAAGCATATTTTTTAATTCATTAATATATTCACTTTTCATATAAACTATAATTTTATTATTGTCTTTAGAATCTATGCCATACTCATCTGCAAACTCAGAACATATTGCTAGTGATTCACTTAAATTGCTCACTAATAGTTTACACTATTATATTGAAGATCTATTTCCAGAAAATGTTATTTCGCAATACTCTTGAAGTTGATTAACTAAATATTCCTTCATTGAATCAAAATCAATAAACTCAATATGACTTGGTCCTTTTTCATCATCTGTAATAATTTTATATTTATTAATGCTTTCTAAAATATCACATTTGTTTATAATTAATTTATTTGTACCAGAAATTTTAATTGCTTGTTTTAAATGATTCAATCTTAACCAATTAACTATTCTTTTTCTACCAGTAGTAGAACCGAATTCTTTTCCAAGCTCTATAATTTTGTTAAGATCTTCATCTTGCCATAATAATTCTGGAAATATAGGGTCTACTCCACTTTTAGTATCATAAATTTTTGCTACGCCAATAATATCTCTAATTTTTTTTGGAGAAAAACCAAGAGAACAAGCTGAATATGGTAATGTTTCGCTACTTGTAACATAAGGGTAATCTCCATAATTTAAATCTAACCAAAAACTTTGAGCACCTTCACAAAGTATATTTCCATGCAATTCACCATTCCAAAGATATTGTTTATCTAAATAATCTTTCGCAAGTTTACCAACCCTTAATGCTTTGTCAGCATAACAAGGAGCAATACCTTGGCCAGTTGTACCAAGTTTTGGTTTTAAAAACTTAAGATCGTACTGAATGTGTCTTTCTGTAATAATATGAGCTTTTGGGCTTATTTTGATTAAAGATGTATCAAATCCTTCTTTTTTAAGATAATCTATTTCATCAAAAAATTTGTCAATGTTGATAACGCAATTTGGACCAATGATGCTAAGTTTATTTTGGAAAACTCCACAAGGAATAAGGTGAGTTTTATATTTTTTATCGCCTAAGTATACTGTATGCCCAGCGTTTGGTCCACCATTCCAACGACATACTATATCGTAATTTTTGCTAATTGCATTGCTAATTTTGCCTTTGCCTTCATCACCCCAAGCCAATCCAAATATAATGTCTACATGATTTACCATCTGAAAATATAATACTATTATATTAGAAATATGTAAAGATTATTTTTTATTAATTAAATATTGTTGTATGACATCAAAATTACGATCTAATTTTTGCTCTATCCTGTCGAAATAATCATCAAAAGACTCTTTTGTTACATATGTGGTGCTAATTTTTAATGCTAAATCTGCGATTTCTTGTTGATGTTTTCTGGATTCTGTTTCCATTTCTTTTCTTAATGTTATGAAATCACTGAATGTTTTATCATTAATTTCTTTCATTAAATTTTCCTGTTTGTCAAAAAGAGAAAATACCCTAGTAAATAACCATCCACCTAAGAAAGATAGTGCTCCTAATAATAGATTAAATA